TAACGTCTTTTGATTTTAACCTACCTGGTGGAGTTAAGGTTAATTACACAACACTGGTAACCAAGGCTGATGCTGAGCTTGTCTCAGTTATGGACATGATGAAAGGTGAAAACTCTGCTGACTGGATGTACTTTGTAAACTTTTAATTTACTATGATAGACTTTTACTTTAGAGAACCAGGCGATCCAAACTATGTACCTAATCTATTGTCATGCACAAATGATATAGAGAACACGATTGAGCAAATCAGAATGACTCTTTTGACTAAAAAGGGCGAAGTCTTGGGCGAACCTGACTTTGGCCTAGATGTTACAAAATACCTATTTGAATTTGAAGGTTCGGCCCTAGAGCCCCTAGAGAAAGAAGCCGATGATCAAATACAGAATTATGTAATGATGTCTAGGAAATATGCCATTAAAACTGGGGCATTCACACTAGACGATATGAGCGATCCATATAAGACATCTATTGGTCTAGATATCTCGATAGATGGAGCCAGATCCTTTGCGGCCCTCTATGACTAGAGTTGGCCTTTAGTTCCTAATTCAGACTTAAATTCTCCGCCAGCCTCACCGCCTGCCGCTGCTGGGGCAGCTCCTCCGCCTGATGCTGGTGGTGCTCCACCCTCTTCACCTGGTGCTCCAGCTGCAGTAACTGATAGATAATCACGATTCTTTTGAATATCCTCATCGCTCATTTTAAGGTATTCACGAATAAGAAACTCAGTTGAGAAGTATGCCTTACCGGCCTCGTCAGTCACAGCCTTAAGTGCATTAACTGTGGCAAGTCGCTTATTGATTAGATCCTGGTTTTTGATCTCTTCAAATACGTTGTCATTATACCAGTTAAGGCCAATTGCATTTGTAAACTTAGGATCGGTCTTTAGCTCCTTGATATCCATGCACATTTGCAAGTACAGAGGTTTTGTAATAAGCTCTTTAAAGGCGGACCTGAGTCTTTGAATAAACTTATTGTATCTAATCTCTTCTCTGGAAATGCCTTCAGCATTAAGAGTAAATGCTCCGCCGCCCTCAGCAAACCTGGAACCTGGAATTTTAGAATCCATTTTTAGTTTCTCATGAAAGTATTTCAACATTTCAGAGCCGGATAGGTTTGGACCAGTGTATTCCAATGGTTCAATTTTAACCTGCTGATTTTGATCGTTAACCGGTACCACATAGTTCTTATAGAACAGGATATTTGGTTTGCCATCAACCTTAAGCTCTCCACTATCGCCATCAAAGTAGATATCCTCTTTTAGAGTATTTGTAAACTCTCGAACATCCTCTTTGGCCTTTTGCATTGATTTTGTACCGATTGGCACAGTCGTCACAAGTCGAATTGGAGCGTGCATTGTGTGCCAAATAATCTTTGAGTGCTCAATGATTCGGAGCATGTTAAAAGACCGGATAAGTCTTTCCACAAAACTAACCCGCTTGGTCCGCATCTGGTTAGAGTATGAAATATAGATGATTTGTGAATCTGATAGACTACGCACTGTCTTTGAAAGTGGATCGCGCTGGCCCCATTGTAAAATTAGGTTACCTGCCATGTCCTTTTTCATCTCAGGATAGAGAGTAGCCGGGTCAAGCTCTTTAAATCCTATAATCTCCTTTGGCGAGTTTGGATCATCATAAATAATCTCAAATGCCAAATGACCTTCAATTAACCATTGATAGAAGTATTGCCAGGCTGAAATACCCTGGTCAAATCCCCAACGGCTGTAAATCTTTTGAAAGTTTTCATGGTACTTAGCTAGCACCTTTTCCTGAAATTCAAGACGCTGTTTCTTGTTTGCGCCAATATATTGCAGCTCTCCAATAAGATCATTTGAATAACAGAATCGATTATCATCGTCATAGACAATTGAATCATCAGCAATGGTCTCTAGTACAAACTCAATCTCACCGTTTGATGCAACATCTCTTAGCCTTTCACGCTTGGAAATGTAGTCCATTTGAAAGAATGCAATTGATTTGGTCTTTAGTGATGAAGTTGTATCAGATAAGGCAAGAGTAGCCCTCATTAGGTCATCGCCTAGTCCTGTACCGGTGCCCTGCATTTGGCCCTCAATAAAGCCTATTGCCTGCGAATTACGAATCAAGAGATCATCGTACTTCATGCCGAATCGACTAAGTTCTGAGAGTCTTGATCTAATCTCTCGCATTGGGTTACTGTCTAAGAAGCCTGCCATGTATGTTTATGTTAAGTTTTTCAAATAGTCTGAAATTGATGATCTTGTAGCTATTGCCGGGTCAGTTGTGTAACTAACCTCTCCAATCTTAGGCACGTCTGGCCAATCGATTAGCTTTAAGTATCGCATCTCGTCTCTTTTATATTTATCAACCAGGAAATCAAACTTAACTGCTGGTGCAGCGCTGAATATCCTTGACCGTATCCAGTCTCGGTTTATTGTGCCAAATGGTGTTACAATCGGTGGTTTAATACGCTCATCATACGACAAGAATTCACCAGTTGAGTTGACTGCCTTTTCTAGAGCAGGTAGAATAGCCCCAAGATAAGATCTAAGAAATAGTCGTCTGACTAGAGAAGGCATCATCTTTACATTAAGGCCTAGACCATATTGGTCGAGTGCTAAAAAGACCGGCCAATTATCAAAATACGGCTTGCCCTTTGCAATACCAGCAGTCCAATCATCAAGGCTTGGTAACTGGTCATTGCCGCGTTGGGTCATCTGAATAAACGTGTAAAAATGGCCAGGTATTAGATATCTAACCTGAATACCTTCATTTGAGAACCGATAATTAGGAGTTGATGCCGAGAAATTTGGCACTGTACCTGATTGCACATAGTCATGTATTAGTTTGATTGCCATTTAGCTCTTTTATATTGATTTAAACAAAAAGTTTTCAGTAATGATTCCAAATTTAAGACCTCGCTGTGCTGCAAAGTCTTTGGCTGCTTCAAATTTGGCCTGGTTAACAATATACTGCTTGGCAGCATAGACATAGTTAGCAGTCTGCTTATTAGTCATACGCTCGGGTGCCTTAGGTGGTGATACGTACTTATTAGGCTTGACCTCAATAAGCCATTTTTGAGCCTCGCCAGTTGGGCCAACTGTTTCAATATAGAAATCAACATAATAGGTATGGCCCCGCTTGTCTAATGGGCTGTAATATGAGATACCAACCGGTTCAGAGGCATACTTTAAGACAGTTGGGCTTGAATCACACCATTTTAGGAACTTAAATTCCCAAGAGCTCCTAAAGATCACGCTAGTTGGATCGCCTATATACTTATCTGGATTAGCCGGTCTAAAGTATCCCTGCTTGATTTTTCCGGCTCTAGGCTTTAAAAAATCCTGTATTCGCTTAGGTGAATTTGTCTTCATAGATATTATCTATCTTATGAATAAGTCTGAGGTAGTATTTGTTAATATTTTAAAGGATTGCCATTCATCGTCGGTCATTGAATCCTTTACTTTATTTTCAAACCATGTTAATACTTGAAGATTAGATAAAACGCCAGTCCCACCTTTTGAGAATGGAATAACGTGATCGATACTAGGTTTGAACAATTGATTCTTATTTGAATTGATCCATGCTAAATAAATTCGATTAAACCGATCATCATTGTAAAAGTGATCAATAAATTCCAATTTTGAATCAATAGTTTGATCAAGTCTATTACGTTTTGGGCCTGACCAATTTAATATTATTTTTAACTTTATTGGATCAGTGTATTTTTGCAAAACATCAATAGGTATACCAGTATTGTATGAAGATAGTTTTAATTTAGTAGCGTCGCTATGGGATCGGCCTAGTGAATAGGTATTTCCTTTATGAATAGTTGAAAATTTATCCCTAGTTGACTGTTTAACTTCGTGGCCTACTCTTGCGCCAGTTCGCCTAATTTTAATATTTTGAGTTTTTAGAAAGGTTGAAATAGTTACTTTGTGAATCTTATATTTTTTACTTAATTCAACTACTGTAACATTGCCTAACGTATATTCAGAAATAAGATTTTCACATATTTCCGGCGTTAATTTGTATGGTTTACTTGCCATGGTGAGCTTTATTTCTATATATACATCGCCTTAGGATGTTATGTATAGAAAAGCTAGCCTACTTTCGCTTTGCCAATATTCGCTTAACCGCCTCTCTGGTCTTTTCCATCTTTTTTGCATAGCCTGGATTTTTGTTGCGGTTAAAAACTATCTGCTGATTGAGAGAGCCGGTTATCTTCTGCATATTGCCGCCTCTGGTTCGGATTAGCCAATTAGCGAGCGCCGTAATACCAAGCTCCTTAAATTTACCGTTTGCGTCTGGCGCGTCCGAATCTTTCCATGTAGGAGAATTTTTAGTTTTCCTCTTTTCAAAAATAAAGGCTTCAAATAGCATTACGTACTGCATACTCAATTAACTTTTAGGCTATTTATTAAAGATAGACCATATCGTAAACCGATTCGCTAAAGTTAGACCGAATCCACCTGTTAAATTCAGTGAGAGTATAGGCAGGTTGGCGATTTCGCAAAAATGAGAATAGGTCATTAATGTCCTTGATTCGATTGATTTGAAGAAACTCTTGTGTGTTCTCGGATGCCTTTTTTAATTCACCTATTGCCTTATTCCAGAGAAAAACGGAGTAACCCTGCTTAACAAAGTTCATCATCTGCACCTTACCTGCCCTGTCTCGATCAAATATAATCTTTAGGCCGCTCTTTGCACCAAGACTAGTCATTATACTCTTTGCTTTAGTAACACCAGATGTTGCAATACAATTGTCAAGAAGTAGAGAATCAAATTGACCCTCAGCTAGTAGAATAGGCTGACTAAAGTCAATATTTAGGACATTAAAATAGTTATTGAGAAAGTTTGCATCCTCAATGAGCTGCTGTGGCACATCCTTTTGCAAAAAAATATTAGCCAGGTCAGTATATGATTTAATAATGTATTTGCGCTCTGCATCTGGATTAAGACTTCGCATTGAGAATCCGAGTAATTTACCTGAGCGGCGATCAAAATTAAAAATAAAAATCTTATTATCAGACGCATCTGAATAGAGACAATCACCAAAATCTTGAATTAGGTTTAGATCACGACCCTTAATGTAGTCAAGGGCCCTAGATGGGCAGTCTAATTGATCAAGTCGCTTTAGCCCAAATCGGTTAATCACATCAGTTATTGTAACAAGCCGACCTGTATCAGAGGTCAAGAATCGAATGAGTTGGTTATCGTCGCGCTTGACCTTTACTGGCTTGTATTCAGTCTCTAGCACAAAGCTTGGTAGCATAATTCCGTGCTCTCGACTCATCTTTGCAATAAACTCGCTAAGAGTCATATAGGCCATGCACCCATCATTAAAGCACTTATAGGCTCCAGTATCAAGGTAGAGGTTACCTCGCTTCTTTGAGACCTTTTTCTCTGAGTCACCGCATATTGGACAGGCAAAGTTGATCTTGCGGTCCTGGTCGCCATCTATCTTCTGCTTGTCAGGTACATCGTGAAACCTTTTTCTGAGCAGAGTTTCAATAAAGTAGACTATTTCCTCACGCTTCATCCTGCTCTTTTACTTTACGAGCACGTTTGGGTTTCTCAGGCTTCTCTACCTTTGGTACCTCAATCTCAATGCCCTTCTTTTTTGCAACGCGTTCGCGATACTTATGTAGTTCATGGTTTGGCACAATTACTGTGTTTAGGCCGTATTTTGAGATGGAAGAGACATATGTTGTAAAGATCTCAGGCGGTACACTCATATCTGGATTGCCAATATAGACTTGGCATACTTCTGGAATCTCAAAATATTCAAGTGATTCAGAGTTAACTGCATACAGTGGGAATGTTTCCTCGTCTGTGAATTCCTTTTTACGGCTACGTGACTTGATAACCTCAACCTTTCTGGTAAGACTTGGAGTAAGCTCAGGATAGCCCATTGAGACTAGCAGTTTATTAATAGGCTCAACAATAAGACGAAAGAACTGTTGCTCTCGATCAAGCGGTAGAGCAAACTCTTCAGGATAGGCACCTGGCGCATAGGCAAAGATATCAAACTCATGCTCGTTTGGTGCAGCATAATAGAACTTGATCTTGGAACCACTACGGATAAGCGCATACTTTTGAGAGCCGGTCTTTTTGACTAGGTGATTGTGGTATGCTGCGGCTCGGCCGTAGATTGGCATGCCGGTCTTAAGCACAAGTGGCACAAGAGTTTTAAGATAGTCTTCGTAAACCCGAACTGAAAAGTTAAATGATATCTCTTCAACTGATAG